TTTTACCTGTCATTCATATGGTTGAAATGGCAGTTTGAAACCTAGCTACTCTCTCAGTCTCAGAAATGAAATAAAGTAGTTCTGGGTCGATGATCGTCAGGTTGAAGAATCTTTTTATGACTTCACCTGTTCTGTCATCGGTCTCCATAGGCTGAGGGAGAGTTGTTAGAACCCTGTAGGCAAGTTGAGCCGGACCAGTATCTTTTGGTTTTACTGGTTTCACTTTGCTTGTCAAGACCCTTAAACCTCCATGGAACTCAGCGACAGTTCCAATCTGTTCTTTTATATCTAATGCGCCTTGAGGTCGTGAGCCTATGTGTTCCGGCTTAAGGTTGCCAAGGATTCGAGAACTTATATCCCCCGCTATAGCCCTATCTAGGGGTGACGTAACGTCATTCCAGATGGAATATAGCCTCATCACTTTCCTGACGAATTCATCGTCGGGGAGTGATAAGAGGGCTCCTACCTTTCTCCTCATAATTAGATTCTTATATGGGAGGAGGTTGAAGCCTGCACCGCCAAGTTCACGAGGTAGTCCGAGATCGATACCTTGTTTCCTGAGTTCCTTGAAGAAAGGACGGAAACGCTCGTATTGCTCTCTCTGCTCCCAAGCGTCCTTGTGACTAGGACTGTACCACATAGGACGGTCCTTATCGCCAGGAAGCTTAGGGGCAGCAAGCTTTTTGAACTTGGTTACAGAAACCCATTTCCCTCTTAAAAAGAGGTTCTCCGTATAGACGCTAGAACCGTCGGTTGAGGTGAAATCCTTACCGACTCCTCTCCGATAGTTATTTCTATCCTGGAGGGTCTTGAAAGACTGGACATAGGTTTCTGATCCACCACGTAGACTGTCATCTCCATAGAAGGCACTTTCTCCTTCTCCTTGTGAGTGATCGTCTAGGCATAGGGCGCTTGCATTGAGGACCTGGAAAGAGATGGGAGAGGACATAGGAATCCCCTTCTTAGTAAGGGGACCGACTCCCTCCCATTTCGACCGGATCCAATCTCTAAGCACCCTTATCCCCCCCATAGGGTTGATCGAAGACCCGACTATTCGTAGTCGTAGGTCTTCGTTTGACTCTGCGGGGTTGAACCAATTCGTGGTAAATTGGTCCAGCTTCGATCTCTTGAAGCCAGGCAGCATCCTTCTGACTTTCTCAGTGAAAGTCCAGAAGGGATCTGCCCCGGGAGATCGAAGTCGGATCGCTTCCGTCCCTAGTTTCTGCGCTTCCCACCGTTGGTACAATTCTCTATCTGGTACCAGGTGAGCAGTTCTGTCAGATTCTATTATTCTAAAAGGACGGATTGTTAAGATTGCAACATCCCTTTCCCAACCGAATAGGGGGCCCTGGTAACCGTCAATAAAGCCGGTTACCAATCCCTCTAAGAAGTCGGAAGGCATCGTGTCCGTTGCATCTTTCAGGTCTCCACTGTGGATACCTCCAGTATATGACTTATAGTTTTTCATGATATTATCTGACTGGAAGGTTGTCCCTTTGAAGACATCACTTACTCTTGGGTCGTCCCGGATGATGGCGTTGAAGATACGTCTCACCCAGGAACCCAGGAATAAGAGGCTAACGGGAAGGAGAGTAGGGATCCTAAATTTCATCCCTGTCTCTGGGGAGGCGGTTAGAGCACACGGCGGGTGC